ATGAAGGAAGCCAATTGAATAAGTAATAGTATACATGACCACTTCCCTCTATAAATTTTAATTTTTCCAAATGAGAACGTTTCTGCCCCGCATCAAGTGTATTGAATACATCGTATCCTAAATTTTTTGCGATTAAAAAGGCGTCGTTGTATACATCACCAACCATGTAAAACGCATACGCTTGACGTACTTCATCCGAGTCATCAACTCGCTTGTATGGAATATCATAAAATGAAATGAATTCGTCCGTGTCATCATTAACGTATGCATTCACTGGTAGAATCCAATATCTGACCCATTCCTTATCAATGACCGGAGCCAACTTGAATTCATTAAAATACTTTTTCAGTATAGATGTAACTTTTGGAACATCTTTAGAAGTCATCTTTCTAAATCGCGACGTTCCACGTAGTTCAAAGTATTTTTCCCTCAAACGATTTGTTTGGTAAAACCCGGTTTTAACGAGTCTCTTTACATCGAGGAATCGATGCCAATATGATGATTTAGTGATTGGTGTTGGAATTTTTGTTACAGCCGTATAAACGGCATGCCATATACCATTTACATTCGCAATTCGTTTAATTTCACTAATTAGAATTGGTGCAAAACCATGAGATCTGTGGGATGGGTGTACACACAGAAAGTTGATTTGAACCATTTTCAAATTCTTGTCACACACACGTACATTTTGGGGAATACTCGAAATATACCCAATAAGTTCACCAGTCTCACACACACGAATTCCTATATTTTTATATCCCGGAAATTCTACCGCCCATTTGAGTGTTCCCAGAGAATAATGGAGATTGAAGGTCTCATCAGACACGTAATGATCTTTAAGAAGTCTGTGTGCTTCATCGAGTGATGGTTCATCCCATTCAAAACCAATGGGGAGTGTACTGGGGTTTGTATCTAATTTTTGATCCTTTTCGATATTACACCCCATATCATATGTAACTCCAGCTTGGGGTACAGGTTGTTTATCCCAAAAGGTTCTCATTATTTAAAATAGAACTGAACCTTTTAAGTTAGCTTAAAGTTTTAGAGTCTAATATGGGTATAATACCATGTCTCTCGAACAAGATTACACCACTGTTCCCGGTCAATTATTTGCTTGCCTCTCGGTCGTTGGCCCAGAGGCACCACAAAAGAATGATCAATTTGGAATCAAGATTCGTGGGGCATTCGCGACTCGTGACGAAGCTGCGAATCACGCGAAGCGTCTTCAGAAGGAAGATGCAACATTCGACATTTATGTCGTTGACATGTACAAGTGGTTGCTGATCCCACCAGATCCGACAAAGATTGAAGACGTCCACTACACGAATGAGAAATTGGAGGAAATCATGAGTGGATACAAGGAGAATCAAGCACAAGCCGCGCGCATGTTCCAAGAAAGAAAGACCACCATGATGGCAGCCAAGGACTACATCTCCCCCGGTGACGAAAACTCCAAGTTTTACACCAAACCAGATGAGCCACCAATTCCCCACCCAGCGGAGGTTTTGGAACGTCTTCAAAAGGAAAAGCCTGACAGTCTAATGGAAGATCTCGTCAAGGAAGCTGACGCTCTCGTGGCGGCGGAGATTGAGGAACGTCGCAAGTTGCGCGAATCGGAGATTGAGGCTGAGTCGTCGACCGAGGCTAAGATCGAAGAGTCAAAGGAGGAGGGCGAGCCAGAAGTTTCATCCGCGTAAATAAAAAATATAATATAATTCTAAAACAAAATGTTTAAGATAATCATAACAGTGATATTAACTTCAGCGTTCTTTATTTTGTTTTTTACTTCCCAAACAAAAAACAAAAAAAGGGAAAAGGAGAAGAGACCTGTCGAAAAACCCAGTACAACAAAGGGATTTATCGAAGATACATATCGTGGTCCTATCACGGATCGCTTTATACCACCTAAATATGGAGATATTGGAACATTTGTTGGTAATACAAGTCTTCCAAACTTTGGATTTCCATACGCCTAAATAAAAAGTCATCTGATTTTGGGATTCTTAACTATATCTGAGTATCACGGGTTGCATAGTTTTACCCATGAAAAAACCAAGTAGAAACACTGCGAATGCGATGATCCATGTAGATTTATCAACACTTGATAATATATCGAACTTTTCTTGATGAGCCATTTGATCTGGATACATCATTTGTTGTTGTTGAGGTTCATAATAATATTGTGGTTCGACTTGTTGTGGTTGCTGTAAGTCGTGATCCTCACTCTTATCGTCTTTTAAATTGTCGATTGTTGGATCATATTCAATTGGATTTCCAATATCGGTTTCCATTTTAAATATAGAAAGTGATTTTTTTAAGTCTATTCTTCCTCACTTTCTTCATCCTCATCGTCGACCACAAAACCATCCAAATCCCCACCATCGTCGTCGTCATCGTCATCGTCGTCGTCGGAATAGAGTTCCTCATCCGTATCCAAGTCTGAATCAAAATCCGTATCATGCTCATCTTCTGCATAATCATCCTCAAATTTGGTTTCTTCGGGTTTATACAACGCTGGTTTCTTTATCTGACGCCCAGATTTTGTTCGTGTTTCTACCATTTTTATATAAATAAAGACTTCTGTTTAAGTATCTTTTCGTGAATTTCATCTCTAACGTCGAGGTCGGCGTATAGGGCGAGTTCTTCGATGTAATCCAAGTCTTTCGTTGATAAGTATTGTTTATACAGTTCTGGTTGAATACCTGAATATTCGTAAAATGCGTCTGGTTCTGGAAGTTTAATTACATTTTCAACGTCACCAACTAAAGATGCTATAAGGTAAATAGAGGCTCCAACCAGAATGAGTGCCATTCTTCTAATGTTCTGGTTTATTTTTTTTGAGCTGGATACAGAATGGAAATAACACTTGAACTTAGTTTGTGAACTCTAGAATTTTGTTTCGTACACACGGGACACTTTTGTGATATAGTTTTATTCTTAATTACGTAGGACATTGTCTGTTCCCCGTGTACACCTCTGAAGGTTTCACAATAGTTTGATGTTGTGAGAGCGACGAACTCGTTTTTTTGTTTGGAAATAGTCACGACACGGATATCCTCTGGACATTTCATACACCTTCGCATGTAAGATTCTAAATGTGGTTTTACATCCGATTGTTTGACTTTAGGCTTTTCTTCAAACTTTTTAATTTCTGGACACTTCTTGATGTCCTCCTTTTTGGGATACAATCGTTCAATTACTTTAGGGGGGAGTATGTGTTTTCTTCCATAAAAATCTTTACAAAAGCCATCCCTTCGACCGCGAATCGTCTCACACCTACAAAAGCACTTTTGAGCAATGACACGTCCACTTATATGAAACCACACATGATTGGAATTGTGGGATCTTTTGAGGTTTTCACAATATTTAGAATTCGTAGCGACTAAATACGTGTCCTTGTGTTTGAAGAGACTCTTAATGATTGACCCATTCTGTCCTTCCATATTTTTCTGAACAAAGTCTTCGATGAGTCCTCTGACTTCATCGTCGTGGAGTTCATCTTTTGTCTGCGCATCCGTAAACGAACCCTCCTTGATCACAGATGAGGGTGGTTCTATAGTTATGTGCTGTGGTTCATTCGTTCGAATTGAAGACATTTTGAGATATTCGATATTTGGTTGTTGGTCAACTCTCGTAAGTTTACTCAATGGTCCATGATTATATAGAAATACGGGAAGATATGCTACTTGTATAATTTTACCAGAGTCACCGCACTCGGGACACCCCTGACCACCACATGACATATGTTTTGCCATCTTGTGAGACCAAGGCATGCGAAAACCACTTCCCCTCGTCTTTCTATGTGTACAGCCATACACAGATGAATCTATAATTTCATTCCAATCTGTACCACCTTTTGCCTTGGACAGCGCCACGAGAATGTGTTCTCTCAGAGCAACAGCAGACGATTGATTCAACACAAAACCCGGCCAATTGAGGTGTACTCCAGTTTTTGTGTACTCACCCACCTTTTTAGTTGGTGACACAGATATCAAACAATCCTTGCCACCGTGACGCTTTACTTTATCACAAATGATTTTACAAATGTCCTGAATCTCCTCAATCGTGAGAGGGCGTGTATCTTTGTAATCAATGTCTACAAAGAAGTTGTAGTTGTCACTCTTTTGTTCGACAACGAAAAGTTTTTCACCCGACTTGACAGCCTCTATGTACTTTTCGTGAAAGTCGTTCAATTTATCAAAAGGCACGGAAAGGACACCACCGTCCATGAGCACATGTGATAGATTGGTTGCATTGTTAAATTTTTGTTGGGCGCACCACCTTTTAAACATACCTTAGTATAAACTTTATTCTCTATACCTCGACATACATGATACATCCGGGAACTCCAGCGTCTCGGATAGGTGTTTCTTAACGGTTAAAAGTTCGTATACAGTTTTTTCTTTATTCTCTTCTATCCACTCCTCAATCTCCTCGTCGCAAAGACCACGATTCGATTCCAAAAGTTGACGAATTTGCATTAAAATATAAGCCTTGGACTTCATTCTATTTTATAGAAAAGGTTTTTCTATTTAAAGAACTAACACACGCGTAAAATTCTGGATTTTTAAGGACGTTATCGACTATAAGCTTCCATCGTTTACGTGTATTGAATTCTTCAAGAGTATCAAAACTCATGTAATCATTTTCATCGTATGTTTTCTTTATTGGTTGTTTCTGTATCTTTTTAAGGTTTGTTTTTTGTTTTTCTTCGTAAAATTTTCGGACGAGTGTCTGTTGTTCGGTCTTTTTGTAATTCACAAAAAATACAAAAACATTGTATTCAAGGTCAACCGTGGGACTCTCTTTGACTGTAAATTTATATGTAGTATATTCACCACTCTTGAGGGATACAACACCTCTCGTCTCTTCTTCAAGCTCTCGTAAAGCACAACGTAAAGGGTTAAAGATCTCTCTTCTTCGGCAACCGCCTGTGACAAAAATCCAATCCTTGAAGCGGCGATCTCTCACCGTTAAAAATTTTGGTTTATCGTCAGTAAAGCTTACCGGGATCGCTATAGCCTTGTATTTTTTCATTGCGCATTCGCAAGTTATAATAAGTGAATATGTTTATTCCTCGCTTTTTTCCCCCCCTTTTTCGTTCACATCTTCAACTTCAACTTCATCTTCATCTGGTAATTGCGCCGTGAGCTGGTGCATAAGATGATTCGAGAAGTTACGGAAGTTTTCGACTTCCGTCTTCGTCTTGTTCATTTCCTTAAACAAGAACATCACACCCGCGATACACACAATCGTCGCGATCATCATGAGGGTTTCACGGTCCATTTGCATCATTATAAACTATTTACAGTTCTTCTTTTTAAGTAAGAACACCCATGCGTGCTTTGCCTGGGGCTGGGCATTCATAAGGTGCTTGGGCGAATTGTACGGCTTCGTAATGCGTAGGTTGACAGGACTTTTCAGTTGGTGGGGTGGGTTGTCCCACAAACTTTTCAAGCGTCCTGGATTTTGGATCGTACGTCAATACAAAAACGATGGCGAGGAGGAAAACTACGTTCCACATTTGTTTTATTAATTAGTTAGAATATAAAAGACCACCCATACCGTTCTCAATGCGGAGGACATTGTAGTTCACGGCGTAGATATCTTTAGTGCAGTCACGAGCGCTGTTGATGATGCGCGCCGAGTCGAGTCGCGAGAAGTTGAGAGAACCCGTTGGCTGAAGCTTACCAGTCTCGAGGCAGAATGGGTACGTGAACAAAGTCTTCGCGGTGGCTGGCAAAGAACCATTGGAGGTGTGATAGTACAGTGGCACAGTGGTGAAGTTTGGATCAGCAAACTTGAAGTCAGCCACATCGGTACCATTAATTTGAAGCTTGAGCTTGTTGGGGTCGTCAAGAATCGACAACGCGCTGGTATCGGCCGAAGCCAAATACTTCACTGGGTGGTTGAAGTTGAGTTCTTGAATCTTGTTACCGGAGGCGATGGCCTTTTGAACTTGGATCATCATCATGTTTTGTGGTTGAGACGCGAAAACTTCACGTTCTTGGGTATCCAAGTAGGCGTAGTTCGCGTAGACGTCCCACTTCTTACTGGCGTCCGCGGCGTTGCCACCCCACGTGATGCGGAGTTCCACATCGTGGTATTGGAGGCTGATCAATGGAAGTGCGGATTGCCAGTTTTCACAGAAAGAGAAGCGGAGTGGGTAGAAGCGTTCACTGCTCGCACCACCGTAAATATCACCTGACACGGATTTGGCTGATGTTGTAGCGAAGAGAGTTGGGGCGATGAGGGTTGAGAAAGTTGAATCGTGTTCATCGACGACTTGACCACCGACGAGAAGCTCGACCTTGGAAATCATAGTTGTCCAATCCGCGACCGCGACAGTTTTGGTACCGTCGTTGGGAACGAGGTAAACATAACCCAAGAGATCACCCTTGCGCTCGAAGCGCACAGTAGACATACCATTGTTGGACACGTTCCCCTGGATCACCTGACGTTCGACAGTTTGGGAAAAGTTCGTGTGGCGTTTGTAAGTTGAGCGGAAAAAGCTAACTTCGGGTTTGCCGACGAGGTGCACATCCTGAGCACCGACGGCGACGAGTTGGGCAATACCACCAGACATTTTATATTATAGTAAGACTTTATTTTTAAGTGTTCAAATTCATAGAACTTTCCTATGGTGGCAAAGGTCTAGATGGGTCATGTTCGTAGGAGAGAATGGGGGCTTCCTTAGTGGCACCTGCGGGCATCGTACCTTCGGAGAGGTGTTTTCGAGCTGGAGCTTATAAATGGACTCTGCACCGTATTCAATGCTATTCTTCACGAGATCACCTACCCACTCCTCTGGGTCGGTGTGCCTAGTCTGGATCGTCTTGTAACACACATTACAGAGTTCCATGGTGATAGTGGCAGGTAGGCCATTTAATATATCGGGGGAGAATTATTAAATGCTTGGGGTGGGGAAACGAGTAACTGCGTTACTCGGGGGGAGTGGGCCACACGGGATTCTCTGGGTCCGTTGTATTCGCTGGGAGGTCTCGGAGAGCTTGGCGGTAGTCCAACCAACCCTGTCTCGCTTCGGGGGTGGGGTGAGGCCAATCAGGAATTGTGTATTTATCTGTTTTTGAGAGTATGGAGTCCCTCTCTTTACGTAAAACTTTCAAAGGTTTTTCGTTATTTATTCTTTCGCATTCTACTGTAAGTTCGTCTTCGGATGGTTTGGGTACGTTCTCATCTAACCACTTCAACCCTTCATAATTTTCACCGTGAAGTTCCCAGTTATTCTCTGGATATAAACTTATTAAGGCTTCCGAGAGGTCCATTTGATATGAGTCAATATAATTTATACGGCAATTTCCGTTGCACTTTTATAGGATACCGCTATTTCATGACCGGATTGCCCAAGGCTACCACCACCAACTGTTCTATTAAGACGGAACCAATTAGTGCCATTGTTCGACGGTCGGCTAAATATTCGATATGTCACCGCTGACGTGGTATTTGGTGTATCCACCCAGGCGACTGTATGGGTGTTCATAGTACTATTATGATCATTGTCATGATGTATGGGTGCGGCGCCGCTATGAACACCTTGATTGTTGCTATTAAATCCAATTAAGCTTGACGCACCAGAACTTATAAACCTGTAAATTCTAATAACTTGATCGTGGTGTGCTTCAGCATTGATTACCCAGTGTAGCATAATCTTGGAATTAGAAAACTTGGGTGTAATAGTTATATCAAGTGGCGTTATATAGCGACCTACAGAGTTACCATAAACGACTATATCGTGTACATTCTGGCCCA